AAAGGTGTTACACGCTGGGGATGTTTGCGACGGAAACGGCAAGGTTTACGCGGGGCATGAGTATGAGATATTTGTTCACGGTGCAGATAAAATGAGGGATTACGTCGTTGAAAATTATCCCAAAGTAGAGGGAGTGCAAACTTATTTCATCGGCGGCAATCACGACTTTTCATTTCAGAAGTCAGGGGGGATGGACTTCGGGGCACAGCTAGCGGAAAGGCGAAGCGACCTCCACTATCTTGGCGACCTTGGTGCTTATATCAACATAGCTGGCGTGAAATTTTACCTTCTCCATCCCGATGGTGGAATTGCTTACGCTAGAAGCTACAAGCCCCAGAAGGAAATAGAGCAGTTTGCCCCAGAAGCAAAGCCGAGGTTCTTTTTGTGTGGGCACTGGCATGTTACCAGCTCGTTACCGCTATACAGGAACGTTACGCAGTTTTCGCTTCCTTGCTTCCAGGCGCAAACGCCTTACCTCCGCCGCAAGAACTTGAACCCCGAGATAGGCGGGCTCATACTGGAGTTCGAGCACGATCAGGGTGAGGTTAAAAATGTTACGCCGCGATGGTATAATGTTTACAGACCGAAGAAGGAGGATTACTGACGGTTGTTGTGAGGCATACTAAAAGATGGAATAAGGGAATTGAGGGGCGAAATAAAGAAACTAGCGGACGAAGTGGAAAAACTTAAAGAGGAGGTAAAGTATGAGTAATCCTGAAGCAATTTCCTTGATAGTAGGAATAGTTATACCGCTCGTTATAACAATAATCAAACAGGCGGGGCTTGAGCGTTGGGTGAACTTCGTAATCACCATCCTTGTTTGCACCGCTGCTGGAACAGCTACTGCTTGGGCGTGCGGGCAGTTGAACCCCGCCAACATCCTTGGGTCAATCGCTGCCGTGTTCGCCGCTTCTCAAGCGGTATATGCGGCGTATTGGAAGGGCAGTGAGGTTGAGGAGAAGGTGAACGAGGTAACGAGTGTTATCAAGTGATGGAAAGGAGGCAAAGATGAAGAAAGAAGAAGCAGAAAAAGGGGAAATGAAGCCATGGAAGGCGATTCTTATTTTGATAGGGATTATAGCGGCGGTGGTCGTTCCAATTATTCTCGTAGTGACGAATAACGCGGGCGTAATAGCGATACTTCTCATCGTAGGGTTTGTGGTGCTTTTGGCGGTAAGTCCCCATCGCACCGTAACGGTGGAATTAACAGAAGAACAGGAAAAAGGGTTAAGAGACAAAACAAATGACAATAATGGGAAAAGCCTATAAAAAAGTTATAGACTTCGGAAGTTAGCGACAAGCGAGATATATGTTTCGTGCTACGGAAATGACGTATAATGTAATTATCGTAGCATAAAACATACAGATATCTATAAGTGTTGGGGAATTTATCCACTATGAGAGCGAAAGCGCAAGATAGCAACGAGAGCACCCTCCCCTTCCAGCAGTGCGCGGTAAGTGGTTGTAGGGATTGGGGAGACCGACATCACATCAAAACACGAGGAGCGGGTGGGAGCGACGACCCCGAAAACATCATCTACCTCTGCCGTGTTCATCATGCGGAATTGCACGCAATCGGCACGGAGAAGTTTCTCGCGAGGAGGAGATTGAGCGAAAGCGACCAGGAGAGATTGCGTAAGAGATATTGAAAGCACGTGTGTGTTTATAGAAGCACGCGTGGTATAATACAGGTATTATGAGTGATGACGCGATACTTGAAAAAAGTCAAAATTGTGAAAAATCGGGAAGAATCCAGAAAAATACTCGTATTTCTGTTAAAAAACAAAATGCTATTGATTTATTGCTGTTAGGGAAAAATCATAGTGAAGTTGCCGAAGCTGTTGGGGTAAATCTCAACACTATAACAAATTGGGTGAATCACGATGAACCTTTTGCCATGGAGTTAAAGCGTCGCCGTGAGGAAATATGGGAAGATTCTATTGAGAAATTGCGAGCGCTTACGAAACCCGCAATAGAGGTATTGGAAGAACAGTTGAGTTCGGATAGCGAAAGAATACGCCAAGCCGCCGCTGTGCACATTCTTCGCACAACAGGGCTTTATGATTCTAGCTTATCTCTGGGAAGCGGCGAAATAACGATTACCGTCAAGGACGAGACAGTGGAGAAAAAGAATGAATCCTACTAGGCAAGTTGAAGTGCACCTTCCTCCACCCCACCCACACCAGTTAGAGGTTCTTAACTCTAACGCAAAGCGCATAATTGTCCGAGCTGGGAGGCGTGGAGGTAAGACGACTATGGCTTCAAGAAAAGCAACGCGTATGTGTCTAAACGGGCGGCATATTCTTTACACCGCTCCCACTAGCGAACAAACGAATACCTTTTGGGCGGCAATATCGCGATATTTCGCAGAGCTTATAAATGGGGGAATCGCGAAGAAGATTGAGACAACCCGTGAGCTTTATTGCAATACAGAACATGGGCTAGGTAAAATCAAAGCGAAAACGGCGTGGAACGCTGACACAATGAGAGGGGATTATGCCGATTATCTTATTTTTGACGAGTGGCAGCTTACAAGCGAGGACGCGTGGGACTTTGTAGGTGCTCCGATGTTACTCGACAACGATGGCGACGCGTTGTTTATTTATACGCCGCTTTCTCTTCGAACAATATCCCATAGCCGCGCCAAGACTCTCCATGCGGCAAAAATGTTTAAGGAAGCACGGAACAAGAAAGATTGGGCGGCTTTCCACTGGACAAGCCATGATAATCCTTATATCTCACGCAACGCGCTGGAGCGGATAACTGAAGACATGAGCGCACTTGCTTTCCGCCAGGAAATACTCGCGGAAGACATAGAGGAGCTCCCAGGTGCGCTATGGCGTAGAAATATGATACAATATAAGCAACCTGGTGATTTACGCCGTATAGTTGTAGGTGTTGACCCCGCGGCTAGCTCAACGGATGAGAGCGACCATACGGGGATAATAGTTTGCGGAGAGGGAACGGATGGGGTGTTCTATATTCTTGATGATTTTTCCATCAGGGGAACACCCGCGGCATGGGCGAGACAAGTGGCGAAAGCGTATAATGAATACGAAGCGGATAAGATTATTGCCGAGAAGAACCAGGGCGGGGATATGGTGAGAAGCACAATCGAAACCGTAGACCCTTCTCTTCCTGTTCGGCTCGTTCACGCTTCCCGCGGCAAGCTCGTGAGAGCTGAACCTATTTCGGTGCTATACGAGCAAGGGAAAGCATTTCACGCGAAACCTCTGCCGATGTTAGAGGAAGAGATGTGCACTTATGACGGTTCGGGCAATTCTCCCGATAGGCTCGACGCGATGGTGTGGGCGATGACCGAGCTTACTCACGCGCGAGGAAAGGCATTTGCGGCGGTGGCATAATGAGCGAACCATTTGCGATTATCACGAGCGCAGGGCAGGTTGTAGGTGAGAGGGCTCTCAAGGAATACTCTCTCCACCCGAAATCGAAGCAGCTCTCCTATGACGTGTTCTATAAACAATATGGCACGCTTGGGCTAGCTGAACCTCATTATAAACTTGAACAGCTCGCGGGGCTGATGGAGGTAAATACCTTCCACGCCCGATGTATTAAGACGAAGGCGAACGATGTCGCGGGAGTGGGGTGGGAGCTCGCGCCTAAGGTGGATAACCCTGACGAGGCGCAGAAGAAGACCGCGGAGGATATTCTAGGTAGCCAGTGGCTTTCCCTCACGGACACCCTCGTTCGCATGATTGTAGATTACGAAGCGATAGGGAATGGCTACCTTGAGATAGGGAGGGAGGGTGGAGACCCCAACGGCAGGGTGCTGATGATATCCCATATCCCTGGACACACCGTCAGGGTGCATAAGGACGAGAACAAGTATTGCCAGGTTCGGGGCATGAGGAGAGCGTGGTTCAAGGCATTCGGTTACGAGATGGATGTTGATGTAGGCTCTGGAGAAGAGCACCCGTTGGGGAGCTTACCGCTAGACCAGAGAGCGAACGAAATTCTCGCGTTCCGTTCCTACACGGCGCGCTCCGATTACTACGGCGTTCCCGACGTGCTCCCTGCCCTTGGTTCCATTTTGGGCAACCAGGCAGCAGAGGAATACAACATCAAGTTCTTTTCAAACTTCGGCGTGCCCTCTTATGCTGTTTACATCTCTGGTGATTACGAGCTCGGCGAGCCTGACGAGAACGGTGAATACGAGATAGTGAAGATGGTGCGGGAATACTTCGAGGGGCTTTCAAAGAAGCCTCACTCCACACTTGTGTTTGGTATCCCCTCTCGTGGAGGTGGGCAGGTGCAGGTCGAGATTAAACCCCTCGCCGTGGACATAAAGGACGCCAGCTTCAAGCTCTACCGTAAGGATAACAGGGACGAAGTGTTCTCCGCTCACGGCGTTCCACCCTACAGGGCGGGAGTGGCTGAGACAGGAAGCCTGGGGGGCTCTACGGCGCAAATGAGCGATAGGATTTACTTCGAGAGCATAATCACCCCGCGCCAACGCATGATAGAAGACGTGTTCAATCACTATATCCTCCCTACCTGGGGAGTAACGGATTGGAGCTTCTCGCTCAACCGCATATTCGAGGAGGAGTGGGCGGACGACCAAGCAACCGCGCAGTTCCTCTTCTCCAGTGGGGCGATGACCCCCAACCAGCTTATAGCTTATTTCGGGGAGCGATTTGGAATACAGCCCGACCCAACCAACCCACTCTTGGAAGCATACTACCTAGGCGGCAAGGAATTAGGAGCGGAAACACCCGCGCCATCAATGCTTGAGACGTTCTCGAAGGCTGCAAGTCCCGAAGAGGTGCTCCAGGCAAAACTGGGGGAGCTTTACAACAAGGCGGGCAAAAAGCTCATCTCTAGGCTCAAGGAAAAAGGAATACCCGCGGAGGATTTATCTAGGAAGGCTATGGCGGAGGAATTGAAGAAGCTCACCCCACAATTCCAGGAAGCGGCGTTCGAATTAGCGAAAGAACAAGCCGCCAAAAGCGCGGCGAAGGTTGCCGCGGGAATCGGCACGAAGGTGGGCGAATTCCTGCCCTCCGTCGAGGAGAACCTCAAGAAAACTATTTTCCAGGCGTGCGAACGAACGATGGAACGTGTAACGGGGAACGTGATGGACAACCTCGCTAAATCCTATGCTGATGGGCTGGGGATTAAAGACGCCGCAAACAGGCTTAACGAGGTGTTCGACGGGCTCAAAAACTTCGAGGCAGAGAGAACCGCGCGCACCGTGATAAATAGCGCGCAAAACTCCGCGGCTCATTCCGTTCTAGCTGACCACGGGGAATACCGCCAGTGGATTACGGCGAATGACGATAGGGTGCGGGGGAACGACCCGAAAGATATTGCTGACCATGTTAGCCTCCATGGGTTGATTGCCGCGCCTGGCGAGAACTACCCCAACGGGCTTGCTTTCCCAGGCGATACCTCTGGCGATATCGAGGAATGGATAAACTGCAGGTGCACAGAAGTTCCTTACTTTATGCCCGCTGGAAAGATGGCTCCGCCTGGGTTGCCGTATTTCTCGGAGGATGATATAATTGACATCGAGGTTGAGAGCGTGGAGGTAGAGGAATAATGCCATTTGCGGGATATGTAGATTTTGAAGATTGCGTTGAACAGAATCAAGACAAAGATTCTCCTGAAGGGTTTTGCGCTTGGCTACATTATGAGGTTACGGGGGAGTTTCCAGGGGAGAAGGAAATAAAAAAGATAAAGAAAAGCCGCTCCTTGTTCTCCGCTGCAATCGCGTTCAAGGACGATGAGAAGCGGATAGCATACGGAGCGGTCTTAGTGCCGAACGAGCCTGATACCGATGGGGATATAGTATCCCCTGAAGCGATAGAGTTCGCGGCGCATGAGTTTCTAAAGAGTTACGGTAACATTGATGTCTCGCATTCGCTCAATAATGTCGGCGTTCCTGTGGAGAGCTACCTGCTACCTCAAGACATGGAGGTGGAGGGCGTAGCTTTGCCGAAGGGAACCTGGGTTATCGGAGTGTATGTTGAGGACGACGAGACGTGGGCAAAGGTTAAAAGCGGAAGGCTTACGGGCTTCAGTGTGATGGGTGTCCGTAAGATTGCCAAGAGTAAGAGCAGTAAAGTTACGTTGGAGGACTTGGGCGACTGGCTGATAACTCATGTTAGCCTAGTCGAGGAGCCCGCCGTTCCAAAAGCAAAGTTTCTGGTTGTGAAAGAGAAGAAGGAAGGCTTTCTACAACGGCTGTTGCGGAGGAGCGAGAAGCAAGAGAATACCGAGGAGGTAGTCGAATTGGATGAAGAGCAAGTAAAGGCATTGATTGAAGAGGCGCTTGCCCCTGTTGTCGAGACGCTGAACGCGCTCAATGAGCGGTTGGTTGCACTCGAGGAAGGGAAGCCCGAAGAGGAAGTTCCTAAAGAGGAAGCGCCAGCGCCCGAGACGAAATCCGCCGAGGACGTGGAAGTTGAGCTCGCAGAGGTAAAGAGCGAGGTGGAGGAAATCGAGAAGACGATGAAAAGCCTTGCCGACAAAATTCTCAAGCCCGTTTCTAAATCTTTGCGAGGACAGGATGGAGAGCGGCAAGAAGATTCTTCTTCGAACCGCGACTTGTATGGAAGAAGGAAGTGAAAAAGATGGAAAAAGGCGAAATATTGGATAGGATTAACGCCGCGTTAAAATCGGCAATGACGGTTTCCGATTTCGGATTGGGAATCCTTCAGCCAGAGAAGGCGGAGAAGTTCGTCAGAGCGATGGAGAATGACACCTCCATCCTCCCCGAAGCGCGCTATATCAAGATGAATTCACATACTCGCGATATAGACCGCATAGGGTTTGGGACGAGAATCTCTATACCTGGCAAGGCTGGTGGGGTAACCTACGTTCCCGACGACGATGACATTGTCAAGCCTACTGTTGCAACCAACCAGCTCATCGCGAGAGAAGTTATCGCGGTAGCAGGTATAGAGGACGACTCCATCGAGGATAACATCGAGAAGGCTGAATTTGAGGATACACTCCTTGAGCTTGTCGGAGAAGCTGTAGGGCGCGACCTTGAAGAGCTTGCACTCTTGGGAGACACAGATTCAAGCGACACCTACATCGCTATTACGGACGGTTGGGCAAAGCTCGCCGCTAACGCTGTTTACGGCGCGGGTGCGGGCAAAGACTTTGATCCCGCTGGCACTGATTATCCGACGGATATGTTTGAGGCAATGCTTGGCGCGCTGCCGAAAAAGTATCTCAAGGATAGGAGTAAATGGCGTTTCTACGTGCCCTTCGATGTCGAGAACAAGTATCGCAACCTCATGATTAAACGCAATACAGGGTTAGGCGATGCGGCGTTGCAGAACGCGGAGCCCGTGAGCTACAAGGGCATACTCGTGAAGATAGCTCCTGTTATCGAGCGCGCAAGTGCCGAGGTTGGCGATATCGCGATGTTGGCATATCCTGACAATCTCTGTTGGGGCGTGTGGCGCGATATAAAGATGGAGCCTGATAGACTCCCAAAGGCGCGCAGAACCGATATCGTTGTATCCACCCGCGTGGACGCGAATTACGAGGATGAGAATGGGAGCGTCGTCAGCTACATCGAGCAGGCAAAGCCAGGCTCGTAAAGTTAGTGTGATAATTCCCGCTGATACAGAAGGTTTACGGGATGAACACCTAGAGGTAGTAATGGAACGAGTAGGAGCCGCGTTAGAGGGTGCCGAGATAATTATACAACGCGGCTCCCCTGTTCCGCTTTACAACAAGGCTCGTGTTTGTAACGAAGGCGCTCGCAAAGCGGCGGGGGATGTGTTGATATTCCTCGACTCGGATGTTCTCCACGCCCCCGAAGTTCTAAAGCGAGCGGCGGATGTAAAGGTGTGGGGCAAGCCTGCGGGGCTCGTTAGAGAAGAGAACGGCAAGCTCCGTTCTCCTACTGAAGGGCAAGGCGGGTTGTTCGCGTTCTCACGGGAGGCATTTGAGAAGGTTGGCGGCTGGGATGAACGGTTCGAGGGATGGGGCGGCGAAGATGACGCGTTGGCGGTTGTTGCCGAGCGTGTTCTTGGGAAGCCAGAGAACCTTGGGGCAGAAAAGATAACACATCTTAACCATGAGCCCCAGCCAGGAAAGGCAAAGGCGAGAAGCACGGAATACCCCAACAGGAAGCTATTGCGAGAGGTGAGAGGAGATGAGATGTCCAAAGACAAAATGGAGGTCGAGAATACTGGCGATAGGACGATTATTCGCGCTGGTGCTGTTTTTCCTCCGAAGAAAAAGGTTGTTGTTGAAATTTCACCTACGCGCTTGCCAGAGATAACTGGCTGTAAAAACCTTCGCTTGATTAAAACTCTTCCTGCCCCTATACCCAAGGCTATTGGTGGCTATGTTTGCGAATGCGGGTTCGTGGCAAAGAGCGAGCATGGATTGAAGATTCATAAGAGCAGGTGCAAGTATGTATTGCAGCGTAAATGATGTGGTGGATTTCACGGGAATTAAAGCCGAAGACGTAGGTATAGCAGAAGCCCCCGAGAAGTTTAAGGCATGGGTTGAATCCCTAATCGCCCAGGCTGATTCGATGATTGACGCTCATTGCAGGCGGAGTTTCGACCCCGAGGAAGCGGACGCTAAATACCGCGATTTGCTAGCGGGCATATCAATGAAGATAACCGCCAACCTCATTATGAAATCCTTACAGCTCCGAACTTCCCCCGTGGAAAAGATAGACGATTTCGTTATACGCGTGGCGGATTCCTCTGTTATCACCGAGGATATCAAGGAGAGCCTTGCGCTTCTCCCCATCGCGCCGAATATCGGAATAGGGATTGTAGGGGGGATAGATGATACATGTTGACGTGGACACTGGCTCAATAGGTTCCCTTGGTGAGCAATACGAGAAGGCGCTATCCCGCATGATGTATTTTGTGTCCATGGAACTCTGGGGGAATGTGAAGCGAGAAGCACCCGTTGACCATGATAGGTTGAGGGGAAGCTTTCTCAAACCCGCGCAAACAGGGGAATATGAATACACAATATTCTCTGGCGTGAAATATGCAGAGGCGGTGGAATTCGGGACTCGTCCTCACAGAATAGAACCAAAGAACAAACCATTTCTGTATTTCAAAATTGATGGGCGAGAAGTTTATTGCGCCTATGTTGACCACCCAGGGACGGCGCCCAACCCATTCATTGAGCGGGGTATTGAGCGCACAGAGGCTCGCATAGACGAGTTTGCCGAACGAGCGATAGGTGAGACACTTGGAGCTATTTAAGAAGCTGGCAGAAATTGAAGAGCACGTTGTAAAGATAATTGAAAGGGAGTGCAACTTCAAAAACGTTATCTACGGCAACCGTGCTCGCATAGGCAAGATACAACCGCCAATTATATGGATACTTCCAGAGGATTCGCCCATCGAACATTCGGGGCTTGGGGAAATATGGGTTTATACTTTTTCCCTTGCGGCTATAACCAAGAGCACCGACCCAAAGAAGGGTAAGAGCGAAGCTATAAGGCTTGCAACAGACGCCGCCTCTGCACTGGTTCGTTCTCACACTTTGGATGGAGTTGTAAGGGATATAAGGCGTGTAAGGTTTTTGCCAGGCGAAGTAACAGGTATGAGTGCTGAACAGTTGTTCGCCTGCGGGTATACAATGGAAGTAAGGTTTCGATATGTTGAAAAGCAACTAGGAGGTTAAGATGGAAATTTTAAGATATGCAGGGTTTGTGGAGGAGCAGGCATTTAATCAATCGCCTCCCCCAAGCGCAGCGTTCTACGTTGACCAGACATCGGCTAGTGTGAACGCGCCGAAAGAATCGGAATTGATTTACGAGGGAGGACTAGGGCGGGCTCCACGCTTACATCGCCCAGGGTTCTATTCTGTTAGCGGGGATGTGGAATACGCGTTTGACATCCGAACGATAGGATGGGTGCTCAAATGGGCGCTTGGTGGATACGAGTATGTTGAGAGCAAGCATGAAATTTGGGGCGATAACGAGAACATCCTCCCGTCGTTCTGCACAAGGCTTGGCAAGGATGTATTCGAGCATATATTTTCTGGTTGTTCTCTCGATGGGCTCTCCCTTGAGGTAGCGGACGAATACACAAACGCAAAGCTCTCGATAGTAGGCGCGAAAGACGCGAAAGGAACGATAGCTGAGAGAAGCGCGGTGGAGGCATTGATACCTGACGAATATCCACTAGTTTTTCATGAGGTAACGATTAAGAAGAGTAACACGGATATTTCAACGAAGGTTAGCGAAGTCTCACTTGAAATCAAGAATAACATCAAAGCAGAGACGGGGCAGAGCCTGGGTTCCCGCTTCCCTCGTAGGCTTATAGCCGCGGAGAGAGAGGTTACCCTTTCCGTTACGCCCTACTATGACGACACGTCGTTCCTTGAGCTGATTTGGGGAGCTGCTTCCGCTCCCGCTGCTGGAGGCTCAACAGAAGTTTCAATATCTCTACACTTCGACGCTGGCACCGATGGAAGCATGGACATAACCCTCCCTCGCTGGCTAGCCACTACGGCGGAAATAAGTCCCAAAGGCATGGGGCTCGTAGAACAGAAGGTCGAGGGAGCGGCGCTTGCTGGAACAATTACAGGGCTAAGCGGAGACCTATTTACGGAGCTCTTGGTTCAACTAGATAATAACCAGGGCGAGATGACGGCAGGAGGAAGTTGATATGCTGAAGAAATCCGATATTTTAGCAGGGACGGGTGCGCAACAGGAGGTTGAAATACCATCCTTAGGTGACACCGTTCTTATCCGCCCGCTATCTAGCGGAGAATGGGCTAGAGTTCAGGAAGCACTTGCCAAGGGGATAACCATTGACATGACCGAAGCTCGACGCGGAGGCAAGGTTGACCTCGGAGCGGTTCTTCACAATGATTACAAATCCGATATTCTTATTTGCAAGATGGGGCTCGTAGAGGATTACACGGAGGACGAGCTATCACGGCTTCCCGTTAGAGTGGTAAGTGAAATATCGCAGGCTATACAGGATATAACTGGAGTTTCTAAAGGCAAGAAGCGCGAGGATGAGATGTCTAGCTTTCGCGACGAGCGAGGAGGGGCAACAGATAGCGTTCCTACAAATGATGGGGGTTCCGCTAGCGAAGACGCAGGATGAGCTTACCCCTCTTCAGGCAAATATCCTCGTGTTAGCATTGAGCAATTTGTTAGAGAGGCTTTCTGATGGCAGGCATTGAAATCACCGTATCGGCAATAGATGACGCTTCTGCCGCAATCGAGCAAATCGCAAGTGTAGCGGAGAGCGCCGCTGATTCCATCTCTTCTGCTATGGAGGGCGCGGGCGACGCCATAGATAATATAGGGAGCACCGCCGATAGCGCCGCGGGGGAGGTTTCCTCTTCTGCCGAAGAGGCAAGCGGTTCCATCGAACAAATCGGAAGCACCGCCGAGGAAGCGGGGAGAGCGGCGGAAACGGCGATGGATGGGGTGAAGGAATCTATTGATTCCGTATCCGAATCCGCGAGTAACGCGACGGATTTCATCGCGGGGATAAGTGGGGATTCGTTAGAGAGCGCGGGAGAGAAGGGGCTTATTGCGGGTGCCGCTATGGGAGGTGCCGCTGCTGGAGGAGAAGCGCTGGCGCAAAGTATGGGTTCTTTAGCGAGAGCCAACGACCAGGTTGCCGCCTTAACTGGTATAACCACGGAGGAAATGCGAAATCTCGTTAACGAAACCTCTAATGAGACCTTTGTCCTTGAGGACGTTTTAGACACTTTTCGCCTTGCGGCAGTCCAGGGATTACGTTCAGGAGAAGCCCTTAAAGAATATGGCTCCTATTGGGATATGGTGGCTGACGCAATAGGGAGTGATGCTCCCACGCTTGCGAAAGCAGGCTTGGGGCTTGGAGTTCTCGGAGTAAAAGCAGATAATGTTACAGATTCTCAAAAGGCTCTAGGGCTCGCATATTCCTCTACCGCTATAGGAGTTGAAGGATTTCTCCGCACGGTAGGGCGAACATCGCCAGAGTTGAAAAAGATGGGGCTAGGTTTGAACGATACGGCAATTCTTCTTGCGGCGTTAAGCGAGGACATATCTGACCCTAAGGCACTTTTGAGAGCTTTCAGGGAAGGGCTCAATGAAGTGGGCGGTGCAGGTGGAGGATTGGACGAGTTAAAAGCGAACCTTGGAATTTCGGGGGAGAAATGGGCTGAATATTCGGAAAAACTTGAACATTCGGGAAAGGTTCTCGAAGAACACGCGGCGATTGATAACAAATACTTTACCACCCTTGATAAAATGAAGCAATGGCTCGCGGAGCTCAAGTTTGCACATTCCAACCTTTACGATGTTATCTCGACGGGCGCTGGTATTCTTTCGGGACTCTCTGCCCCCATGATGACCCTTGCTGGTATTTCCGTTTTACTAGGTAAGAACCTGGGTGACCTTAAAACTGCCGCTGTAGGCGCTATAGGCAAGCTTGGAGCGCTAAAAGGCGCCATGAGCACCCTTCTCCTAACAATGAAGGGAGGAATTGCCCATATAGCGAGTTTCGCTAGCGGTCTGATAGCCAAACTAGCTCCCGCGTTGGTTGGAGCCATCGCTAAAACTTGGGCGTGGACGGCGGCGCTTCTCGCCAACCCTATAACCTGGATTGTTATAGGGATTATGGCGCTCATAGCGGGGATTGTTCTCCTGATAAAGAACTTCGATAAAGTGAAGGAAGCGATGGGGAAAGTTTGGGACGCCATCAAGGGGGTATGGGATAAAATCTTCGGATTCCTCAAAGGCGTCTGGGATAAGATAAAAGAGATTGCCGCGGCGGTATGGGATAAAATCAAGTATGTTATTCTCGGACCCGTCGTGGGGCTGGTGCTTCTCATAAAGAACAACTGGGATAAAATCAAAGAGTTTCTCTCTAAAGTTTGGAACTGGATAAAAGAGACCGCCGCTAAGGTGTGGAATAAAATCAAAGACGTTATCGTGGCGCCCGTCGTCAAAGCTCGAGACTTAATCATCGGGGCGTTTAACAAGGTCGAGGAGGGACTCTCTAAAGTTTGGAAAGGTATAACCAGCACCGCGAAAAAAGCTTGGGATGGGCTGGTTAAAATCGTTAAAGCGCCGCTAAACTTCATCATCAAAATCATCAACAAGTTTATTGGCGGATTGAATAAGGTGAAGATTCCTTCCTGGGTGCCGCTTGTTGGCGGAAAGGGGATAAACATTGAGCCTATCCCCGCGCTAGCCAAGGGCGGAATAGTAACCTCACCTACCATCGCACTCCTTGGCGAGAGCGGCGCTGAAGCCGTCGTTCCTCTCGGCAAGGGCGGCGGTGCGCAAACAATCAACCATACGGGAACCATACGGGTTGAGGGCGTGAACTCACAGGGCGACCTGGTAGCGGTAACAGATATCGTGATTGAGAAGCTTAAGCGAGAGTTAAGGCTGGCATAATGGCAGACGGACTTTACAACCTAGATAAAACAGTAACCCTGACAAGCCATATAAGAGGGGTAACCGTTACCCCAGAGCCATTACGGGTAGAGAATACCCTACTCGATGGAAGTTATCACGTGCAGACTATTGGCACCTCCCCCCAGCGGGCGACGGTGGACATCGGGGCAACCAGAAGCGAGATGGATAATATCAATAGCTATTTCGCTAACTCCACGAGCGTGCGTTGTGAATACCTCACGAAATATCTTGAAGGCAAAATCTCCGCTCCGCCAGCTTGGACACGAAGCGCATACGAGTATTTTGAAACCTCGCTCTCCATATTGGTAAATGAGGAGGGCTCGCTACCATGATAGTGCTTCCCGAAGGCATGGAGGAAAGCATGGAGGAAAGGCTTGAAAGGAAGGACTGGACGGGCGACAACCAGCCCGAGATGAAGATTACCGCTGAATTTTATCCTCCGCCGCCGAAGTGGAATGAGCACGAATTTCCCGACCTTGACTATTATGCTAAGGCTTATGCCATTTACCCTGGGGATGATTACGTTTATATTCCAACCGAAAGTAACCAGCTTTATCTTTACAATCGCGGGACGAGGGAAACAACAATATATCCTCGTGCTTTCTATTATGGCATATCGGCAGTTTGCGGAACGCTAAACTATTTGTGGGTGATGGAGAACGGTAGCTATCGAGGTGGTATGTATAAAGATGTCTTCCTCAATGGTGAATATAGAGCTACCGTAAAGAGCGATTATGGAGTTTATAATTCAGTTCAGGGAATCGGATTTACCGCATGGGCTATTCATAAGAGTGGGATTAACCCACACCCTTGTAAAATTGAACATGACAAAGAGCAATTCGAGGAGGTTCCCGCCGCGAATGATGAGCTGCAAGAAAAGTTTGATAATTTTTTTGCTACAGACATGTCTGTCGTTTCCCTCACGGAGATTTGGGCGACGGGGAAGCGAAAAGAGGGAGACACCTGGGGTTGGGATGTTTGGAAATGTGACGGAACACGCTGGGTTGGCTATTGGCGAAAGGAACCAGGAACGGGTAATCTTTCTCAAATCTCTGCTATCCCTGGAGGCACCTGGTGGGCTTCTTCCAACATGAATCTTTTTGTAAAAGGGACGGGGCTTTCTGGGGTGGAAACTGTTTATAGTAGCACAGAGCCTATCATTCTATCAATTTGCCGTAACTGGTTTTCTACTACCGATGGTAAAGTATATCAAAATGGAAAACTTCGCTCCATCATGCCCAAAATGAAAACTCTCGCTAGGTTGGCAAAGAACGATGATGATATGTGGGGATATTGTTCCGCTGGGGCTTCCCCTGATAATAAGCCACATATATATAGTTTTGCACAAGGGGAATGGACTATTCCTGAAGCGGGGGAAATGCACTACCAAAACTGGTGGAAGCTCGTGGATTCCGACACACTTCCTACCGACCGCCATTGGAACGACGCCGATGGCTCAACAAGCCATCTCTGGGCTTGTAATGAGGAGGGGGAAGTTTATTCCTCCGACAATGGAGAGATATGGGCACTCTCATATTCGAACCCTGGCTACAACCTGACCTCGATTCACGCGGAGGATGATTATAGCGTGTGGGTTTGCGGATACAACGAAACGAACCACCTGATAGCCCACTGGACGCCCGCTTACGGCTGGAACTCTCCAGGCTCGTTTAACGAGGAAGGTGGCGCTCTCTTCTGGATTTGGGGAGGCGTGAGAGGTGATGTTTGGTGCGTCGGTGCTTATGGAGAGCGGCGGCACTGGAACGGTAGTAATTGGGCAATCGAGAGGGCGGCGAACTCGGAGCTTTATGGGCAGCACGAAAACACCCGTATAGCGGGAATTGGGACTTCTCATATTTGGACTATCGGTTATGGAGGGAAAATAGCTTTTTATGACGGGGAAGATTGGTATAACGAATCTTACGAGGATTGGGCATTTAAGGAAATCTCTGTTACGGATTATTTTCAGGTAGTTATCGTTGGGGAGCTAAACGAGCAAGTTATTCTCATACAGAACACAAGCCCCGATGTTACCTGGAATAGGAAAACGGAATGGGAAGCTATGCTCACAAATCCCCAGAACGGACTTTGGGCTTGGCGAGATGTAAATACTTTTATCCACGCCTTCGGCAATAAAGTTTTTGATTCATCCGATATCTTCGGCGTGCAGATTCAAGACGTTGAGGAAAACGGAACGATTAAGCAGTTCTGGCGCTTTACCGCTAACGAGATTTACGCTGTTGGCTATTGCGAGGGGCATTCAGGAATTTGGAAACAGGAACCCGCGACAAAGGTTTCGGTTGACCTTTCGAAATACCTAGAGAGCGGCGAACTCTCATTGAAGGATGAAGCCATAACTTCCCTCTCACTCACCCTTTCGAATCCCGATAGAGAACTAATTGACGAAGGATGGGCGCTTATGGGGCCCGGGACATCGCTTAAACTGGAGTTTCGAATCGGCAGTTCGCCCTGGCTAACGATGGGGACTTATTGGCTGGATAGGCAAAACTTCTCGGTAAAAGAAGGCAATATCTCAATTACCGCTCGAAACTCTATCGGCAAGTTCCTCAATGACCTCCCAGTTCCTATCGAGGAGATGTATCACCCCGCGCCGTTCAATGTGAAAACTTGGATTGCTAACATCCTTGAGATTTGCGGGCTAACGGACTACGTTATAGAGGATTCAGGCAACGCGGGCTTTCTATTCGCTCGCAATTCCACCGCGTTGCAGGCGATACAAGACCTCATGACCGTTCATCCCTGGTGGAAAATGGAGGAGGACTACAGCGGCAAAATTATAATTGGCTCACCAGCGGGAACTATCGGCTCATTCGGCAGCAATTTCCCGCCGCGTGGAACGTATGAGTTCTCTCGTGGGGAAACAGTTATCTCGCGGGCGATAGAGCAAGATGATGTGAATATGTATTCGCAAGTTTGCGCCATCACGGCGCCCGCCTCCCAACAAGGAGTTGTGATAGGGCAAGGGGACGGTGATACTACTCAATTTATCCTTCCCGCCGACAATATCGTTAACGGCTCCGACACAATTTATCTTGATAAAGTTCCACAGCGCCGCAATGTGGATTATTACATTGATTACGAGACGGGCGTTATCACTTTTACCGCCCCACCTTCGGGCACACGACCCGACCCTAAAACACTAAACGCGAAGAAGGTGAGGATTACCTTACCTGATGGCGTATCGGTCGGCAAGTTTGAGGTTCACGGCTCAAATGATAACTTTATTCTTGACAAGCAAATACTCCTATCGGATACATCTTCTTGGAGTGGCACGGGAACCTTCGACCTAGCGGCAACTGCTGATTTTCGCTATTATTCTGTTGAGTTTTTTCAGGCGACCCCTAAAGTAAAGGTAACTCAAATATGCTACCAGGACGCCGATGGAGGAGACCTTCAACCGACCATGACGGCGAATAACGCGCCATACCCGAATGTTGTAACTGGAAGCAGCGAGGAGGATGGACATCCCGCCTGGAATGCGATGGACGGGGACGCTGACACCTATTGGAGCGTTCCTGGTATTGGCTGGCATAAGCTCGATTGCGGCACGGAGGAAAGCGAGGGAAGCGTAGAGATAACCGCGGATTTTACCGCCTCGAGGGTGATATATGTGGATGTTCCCAACTCTTCAAGCTCCCATCTTCCCGCTAGCAAAACCTACTTCGTGGAAATACCCGCGGGAACAAGTGAGGCAGATACAATAGCTTGTGCCCGAGA